TCCTCCATCAACTCCTTCCACATCCCACCAATAATAAAAGCCTCATCATACCTAGCCAACCTAATATTAATTTTCCCAATGTCCCCCATTGTTCAATCCTTTAATTTTTAGGAAATCTAGCCTTGATATCCTTTCTTTTACTCAAAATATTAGTAAGTTCTGCATCAGCATCACCCTTAGCTTCAATATATTTCATGATTGCATCAATTTGATGACCCATAGGCACTTCCTTAGCATAGGCTACAAATCGTTTAAAATCTGAGGTAGCTTCCCTAGTTACATTTGCTTCAAGAGCATCCTTTTTTTCCTTAATTAACCTATCCTGAACAACCTGAAATTCCTTTATAAGAGACTTATAGTCCAAGATATTTGTGATAGTTTTGGTGGGAGTATCATCATTATATTCAACATGCCCCTCTTTCTTAACTTCATCCCATTGAACAGCGTGAATGTTGGAAGCTAAGGTCATCTCTAACTCTAGCCCAACCCCATCAATTACAACTCTCTGATCTATAGGTATGATTGATAATTGTTTCAAAATACTCTCCTTATGTCTTCATAATGTATGCTAGAGCATAGTATGGTGGTATGGTTCCAGTGTGAGTATGACTTCCACCACCACCAGTTGATCCTGTAGCTGCACTTGAAATACTTGGCCTTGTTGTGTATGATGCAGATTGTGCTAACAATACTGGGACATCCTTATCATATGTATGTGTATGTGCTGGCATTTCAGATGTAGATAAGGTATGTCCGCCTGAAGTTGTAGAACCACCCGTATCACCTACATCATATGTGTCCCCCGAATCAGCAGACGCATGAATTACAAACCTATCAGACAAGTCTGGGGTTGAGTTATTACCATCACATATAACCCAACCTGAGGGTATAGCCGTTATAGCACCCGACCAAATTACAATAACTCCTGAAGGGATAGTTGTAGGACCACTAACCAACCTCCAATCAGCAGACGCATACTCATAAAAAGTATATACATCCCCAGCGGTAGTTGTCAGGTTTGAAGCACCCGCACCCAAATTAAGATTAGCCGAGCTGTGTGTTAAGGTCAATGCTCCATCAAATTGTAAAACAATAACAGTCCCGACACCCTTACTCTGGATTGAGTTAATTGTTGTAGTACCTGTTACATCAAATATATTACCCGCACCCGTTACATCCAGGTCACTTGCTGACGCAACATCTGAACCTACTTTCTGAATTAACTCTCCCGATAAAGTAACAGAACTATGTGTGCCATCTGTATCATGTTCTGTTTGTAGAAAAGATTTAACGTCTGTAAGTGTGCCTGCCGGATCAGTACCAAGTTCAGTTTGGACAGCAATGATTGAAGCCGCTAAATCATTTGGTACATCAGCCCGTGCCTTAGTCTTTCCAGACGCAGGACTATCTACCTCAACTGTTGCGTTTGTGTCTAGGGCACCGGGATATCCCGACCCGCTACCTGCTCCTAATTCAGCCATTAATCAAATCCTATATTTTGTGGTATGGTTTTTAAATTCATATTATATAATTCAAAGGTATCCGTACTAACCCCATGGGCAATCTTTATTGAACAACGTCTTAGGAGAGAAGTTCCACCCCCAGATTTTCCAATATTAAGTTTCTTCCTTTCAATCCCATCTCCATTCCAGTAAAAATCACCCCAATAAAAGTCGTCCCAATATATACCACCCTCTCCTAATGTTATAGAATCTCCCGTTTTAATAGCTCCCGTAATATCATGGAACTCGATGCTTAGTGTACCAGAAGTATCCAATAATTCAAGTTCCAACATATGGATGGCATCTTTCATATTGGGGTCTGCTAAAGGGTGGTAAAAAGTCTGTAAAAACATAGAGATAGCTGTACTATCATCATTAAATACCCCACCCCCATGGAGGGTATAGACATATGATCCTGTGCTTGGGTTAGATTCACCCCCGACCAATTCACCCACATCTCCAGGACCGTTATAATTCGCAAAACATGATATGGTTTGACCTGTCATAGGACCAAACCATGGTCCATAAAGCCCCTGTTCATCCTTATGGACATTATTCATATCAAGCCAGAATTGTACATTATTGGTAGTCTGTCCATTCCCCGCAAAACTTAGTTTATAGAAACCATCATGGTAGGTGGCACAGGCGTTTTCAATTTGCCCAGCAGGGAGTTGTTCAATTCCTTCATATGCAGGGTGTCGGGATGTTATTTTATGTCCTACAGGAACTGGGGTATTGGATTTGAATGGAAGCATATAAACCATCCTGTCCCTCCCTAAATACATAGTCCCCTCTGGAGTCCATTGCATAGTTTTGGGAGCATTACATCCTACACTAGTCGCCAAAGATTCTACCCTATAATTACCTGTAGTGAAGGGGGTTCTAATATCTGTGCCCGAGAATAAGTGCATTCCATTAGCCCCTCCCAACAAGACCTTGGATTCCACACCCTGATCTGAGTTGGAGTCTGTGTGAAGGACCATTCCATATAATTTGGAGTCGGGCTTAACGCCACACGCAGTCCTAGTCTCCCAAGTTCCTGTATCATCATATGACGCACTCCATTGCAATTCCCCAGGATTTGTGGTTGCAATAACCAACAACCTATCTCGATAAGGGAGGACTTGGATTGGATCTGTCGGGACATTAGTTCCAGACATATCAGCCGCACTACTACCATCCCAAGTAACCCCAGGATTTGTGCCATTACATATAAATAATTTATCTACCGCACCCCATGTATTCATGAGGGTAGATTTGTCGGCTGTCTGTCCTGTATCAATAGCAGTCCAAGTACCTGAATTTAACCACCTAATATCAGTATCAGAGGCAACAACAAGTTGTTTATTATCCGCCCCGTAATAAAATCTATGAAGTTCAAGGATTTTATCGCCCGCATTGACTTCATCATTATCAATCTTGATCGAACCAAACCTAGTCTTTAACCCTGAACGAACAAATGAGTTTTGAGTTTGGAGAGCTTCGTAGGGCTTTAATAACATAACGTTGGAATATAGATTTATTCCACCTAAAGGCATGGGGTAGTTGTGGATTACGGTAGAATCCGCTTCCTCTATCGCCTGTAATCTAGCTAGTTTAGTCGTCATTTATCTAGGGTAGTGTGAAGGGAGTCGTGGTTGAGCTAAGGGCATATTTCTGGGTGAATGATAGGTGGAATTAACCACGGTCATTTGGTCTAGGATAGTTTCATTAGCATCAACTGCCTTATTTAATAGTTGTACAAATTTTTGATTAATTAGTTGTGCCTTCTGACTATTATTTAGATAGAGCCATATCTCCCCCTCTACCCATTTTATTAGAGCATTCTCTGCCTCTAATGGAAGTTCGGATAGGTCTGAATTGGCTGCAAGAGCAACAGGTTCTTTCCAATATTTTTCCAACATTATGTTTGTGGCTGAGGGTATGGGATGGAGCCTGTAATTCCCACCCTGTATTGAGTATTCATAGGGTGTGCCAGATGTACCAAGATCTGGATTTTCAAGATCAAAATGTTTAAATGATCCTGGTCTTAGGACTGTGGAATTGGTGAAATCTACAAGAGCTATGGACTTGCCAAAATCTGTGGGTATGGCATAGGTGTCGTTGTTTGATAAGGAAACATCTACATTAGTCTCATCGTCAGAAGTGGCTATGCTGGTAAATCCTACATTGTTTTGCGGGTCCGCTTTCAGGACTATAGATGAGGAAGCAGTATTTGATTTTATTGTGACATCAGACCAAGTTAATGCAGACAGAGCACTAGCTATTGCAGTTGCCGTGACTGTGTTGGAGGTTACGGCATCAAAATCTGTACCTTCCGTTATGACATAGCTTGTACCGTTATATGAGATAGTTATTGTTGCAAGACTTAGTCCGGTATAATCCTCCACCACAATAACAGCATCATCACTAGTCTGGAATATACGTTCTTTATAGAGAGGATACCAGTTAGACTCGGCAAAGAGCATATTTTGGCCCTCATTAATCAAATCCCCAATAATACTTGCCTTACCTGTTGTTGTTGTTACATCACTAATATCATCTTCATTAATCCTTCTCAGGATTATATTATGCATTTCTAAATATGTTCGTTTAGCCATTCCTAGACTCCTTACCTAGCCATAGTTAGTGTTTTTTTGTTTTATCCGGCTCACGCTCCGTTTCACGGTGTTTCAGTAAATGCGTAAGGATTAGCTGATTAGTAGTTTTAAGTGGCTCTAAGCTATCCTCTAGGTTTTCCCTAGTAAGAAGAGTTCGCTCTGCTTCATCCACCCTTTCCTCTAGGGCATCCAGCCTTCCAAAAAGTCGATTCACAATCCACGCTCCTATTGATGCTATAATCCCTAGCAACCAGAAAACTACATCATTTAACTTGTCGATCACTTAGTTGCTCTCCTATTACTTTGGATATTTATCTTTAACAGCCAAACAATCAGCGATGTACTTGTCTATCTGTGCTTGATCCCCTTTGACAATACCGTCAAGGTAATCTGTGGCTGGAGGGTATTCTGCTTTGCGTCTATCGGAGTAA